AGAAAGATGCGTACTATTTTCCTAAACGACGGAGAATTGATCAGCGCAACCCGTGTGGCCCAAGGATTGGGCTACCGGGTTCTTCCTGAGGATGTGGGTGTCATGTGTTTCTGGATAGAACTCATGGCGCTGTGCATCATTTTCGGGGCCCTGGGGAACACCATCTCCATCATCCTGGGGCTAGTTACTCGCGTACCCCGTGAGTCCTTCTTTCAGTGGTTACGTAGTCTCCTCATCCAACGGAGCGCCGTACTTAAGCTAGCGGAGGCCCTGCGACAGGATTTCCGCCGGCTGATGGTCACACCGCTGAAGAGCAGGGGTGATTCGCACTCGCATCCGACCTCCTCGAAAGAGCGGACGGAAGTGAACAATGCCATCGACGATTTCATTAAGAAAGCCGGCTACAAACCATACAGCGTCAGCGAGTCACGTCGCGACGTAATGGCTGGCAATAGTGGCTGTAGGATTTATTTCAATGCTAAGGATTTGGCGTTGGACGTCCATGCAGACCCAGTTCGGAGCGACCATGTTATCAAGTTCATGGACACAGACTATTACAGCAATGTGTTCGTGGATATGGCTTCGAAGATGTTACCGATGGTAGCGTACACCTTTGTTCCCCAAAAGGTATCTGGAATGGTGCCTGATGGGAGTTACTCCATCCGGGACAATTGGGTAAGTTACGTGAGTGACGGGGGCGGAAGATACACACACCCCCTGTGGGATTTCGACACGGACCATCTCATCATCCACAATGGACGTGAGTCATATGTGTACCTGGTCGAATCGATGATGACGGCCGATCCGGACCGACGGATCGTGGGCTTCTTCCCAGTGCGGCGGCTCAAGTGGGGATTGGGACTGGTTATCCCAGGCACTCAGTTGAAAAGGCGCAACTTCAGATATGGAGACCTGAATGTGACTAGATTCCATTCAGAGGGGAAGCTCATGGTTTCGTTGGGACGGCCCGGGCACGTTACCTGTGCGACATTACCGGAGGATGTTCTGGAATCAGTTGTGATCCGCTGCGAGTCCAAGAAGAGCGACGCCACTATGGCCGATATCGAGAGGATTCTGCGGGAGCGACAGGTTCCAGAGCCGACAACGGTTAGCGCCCAACTTTTCAGCATGTGGGATTCTTTGCCCGACGTAACGCGCCTGCCAATCCACACTAGCACGGGGCAGGTGCGTTACATGAATCGGGCAAAGGACGGAGCTGGGCGGGATATATTGCATTACCAAACAATGTACCCGCTGGTGTATGAAGACGGCAAGCCGACCATACGACAGACCATTCAGTCGATGGCGACAGGTGGCTGCGTTGCACCAATGAGCTCCTACAACAACGATACCTCGTGCGTTGAGAATAGGGTGCTGAAGGTCAGGAATGTGACGCATTGGCCACAAGCTTTTGTTTCATACTCGGATGAGTTTATAGATCTACTCATCCCTCCTGAGTTTGTCCACACAGGGAAACCCGACGACATTGATGAGGTCATGGCACGGCAGTCCAGACCAAGCCAGCGGGCAGGCGCTTTGGCGGCCTTGCCATTCGCATTCTTGCATAAGTTTGTAGTTCAGGCGTTCCAGAAACGCGAGGTATACCCCAAAGTGGCGGCACCTCGAAACATCTCACAAACTAACGCTGACCATCGTACTCGCTACGGAGGATTCATCTATGCTTTCACACGCTCTTTACTCAAGACCCAACCCTGGTATGCTTTCTCCAAAACACCCAAGGAGGTTGCAGCAGAGGTTATGCGCGTGTGCAGGGGAGCGGTGAGGATAACACCCACCGACTTCTCAGCATGGGATGGCACCCACAGCGAGGATCTGAGCACGTTTGAACTTAAAGCTATGCTGCGCTTCATGTCACCAGATTGTCATGCTGAAGTGCGAGAGTTGCTGATGGCACAGTATAATGCTCCGGCGTTCACCAAGCACGGAGTGGCCTACAAAACAGCGTGGTCCCGCCTTTCGGGCAGTAGTGATACCAGTGCGTTCAACACACTGGATAATGCTCTTGTAGCGTATATCACCTACCGAGAGATGGGGAATGCGCCTCGGCTCGCATGGAGCAAGCTTGGTTTATACGGTGGCGATGATGGGTTGCATGCAGATATTTCTGAAGCGACCTTGAAGCGCGTGGTGGTGAGGATGGGCCATACCATCAAGATTGAGTCGAAAGTGTATGGGGAGGCAATCCCATTCTTGGGTAGATACTTCCTGAATCCGTGGGTCACGCCGTTCAGCGTGATAGATATCCAACGGCAGGTGCGGAAATTGCACTTATCCTGTTCGCCAAGCAACGTACCACTCGACGTTGCGCTCTACTGCAAAGCGACAGGGCTTCTGACGACTGATCCCAACACACCAATAGTTGGGAACTGGGCTAAGAAAATTATCGAACTGATTTGCCAAAGGTGGAAGACCACAGATCTGGAGTTTTCTCTAGATAAGTACTCTTTCTACCTCAAAGGCGATCGGATTTGGTTTGCCCAGTGGGATGAGGTGTTCCCTCAGCCTGAGATCAATGACCCAGATGCCCTGAAACTAGCAGCTGAGCAGCTAGGGGTAGATGCCTGCAAGGTGCTGGAGGTTTGCGCAGCTATTGATGCTGCGAAGTCCTTTGCTGACATGCCTTCTGGCGTGTTTCATTTGGATCGATCGATAGCAATTGCAGCCGTACTTTCCGGAGAGGTGTTGCGACCCCCGGAGGACCCACAACATCAAAATGGCAGTACTCGAACCCAACGACCTGCTCCAATTCCCGCCCAACCGAACGTGGTTGCAAGACCCCCGAGCGCCGCGAGTGCTCGAGGCGGACAGAACGGCAGCCGAACTGCTGTACCAACCTCGGTCCACGCTAGTGTTCGTGGGGGCCACGCTGGAGTCACATCCGGCGTGGGCCATTCCGGACACCAACGCAGCGCGCCATTGGCGCGCTCGCCACAGCTACGGGCCCAAGGCGATCAGCGACGATCAGCTGATCGAGTACAGCAAGTGCCGGCACTGCCACCCTCTTCGGGTGGACAAGACCGCCGTACTGGACCACCTAGGTCTGGCGACCGACAAATACCCGTGGAGTCCCGGCGAGGACGTCCCGGAGGGCCCGGCGTAAGCCGTGGCCAGGCTTCGGCCTAAACCTGGCTAGTGCCCGGCATCCTGAGCTTGCCTCGTGCCGTTAGTAGCAGTTCATAAGAACCAC